GCGTAAAGGCGTGACCGATGCGATCGCCAAGCGCCGTGCCGAACTGGAAACACCAGCAGAATAACCAAAAAAACCACGCGCCACCCGATAGAAACCACCCCCTCCTGATTCAGGAGGGGGACGGGGGGTGGTAGGAAACCCATGCCATACACAGCGCTCGACAACATAGTCAACCAGATCAGCGAGAACACCGTCATCCAGCTTACCGATGATTATCAGTCGGAAGCAGTGGACGGCGACCGCGTCGACGAAGCGATCGCCAATGCCGATGCCGTGATCGACGGCTACTGTTCCGGCCGCTACGTGGTGCCGTTCAACCCGGTCCCGGCCATCATTGCCAAGTGTGCCCTGGACATGGCCATCTACAACCTCTACGCCCGCCGGGTCGAGACGATGCCCGAGGTGCGGGATAAAAATTACGCCAACGCGATCAAATTGCTGGCCTCAATCGCCAAAGGGGAAGTCCTCCTTAACGGCACGACCACCCCGCCGCCTTCGCCCACCACGGCCCGCAGCGGGATGACCACAACTCAACCACGCCAATTCACCCGCGACACACTGCGAGGTTTATAGATAATGCCAACCGAACAGCCCGACATGATCACCGCCATCGAACAGGCCGCCCTCACGCGCCTGACCGACATGATCCCGGCCCTGAAGGGTTCCGGAGCTGCCCAGAAGGACAGCCGCCAGCAGCTGCGCGATACCACCGTGGCCGTCGCGGTCCTGGAAGGCAAGTTTAGCCCGGTCGGCCAGGCTGTTTTTCGTAACACCTGCACGGTCAGCGTGCTGCTCAAGTTCAAAAACATGACCAGCGAGGAAGCCAGGCGCAAGGGGATCAATCCCCTGGTCGCCTCCGCCGTCCAGATCCTGCTCGGCCAAAAGCTGGGGTTAGCCATCACCGCCCTACAGCCGGTCAGTTTCCGTGATGTTACGACCGAGGATAAATACGAAGCGGGCATCATCGAATACCTGCTGGAATTCAGCACTCAATTCGACATCCGCCGGCTGGAAGAAGAAGCCCTGGGCACACTGATCACCATGGCCGTTGATTATCTGCTGAAACCCGGCGACGCCACCGTTGACGGTTCCGATACCCTGACCACCATAGTTTAAAGGAGGATTTAACATGCCACAAAAGCTGCTTGTAAAAGCCAACCCCGGCGAAAAATGCCCCCGCGAGGAGAACCCCCGCACCTACATTACCGACGACCCCAAAGGGACACCGGTCGACGGCACTACATTCTACCGCCGCCTGCTCAATGACGGTTCCCTGGTCATCGTCGACGGCACCAAGAAAAAAACGGGAGGTGACGCCTAATGGCATCAGAAAATATCAGCTTTGACAGCATCCCCAGCACCATCCGCAAGCCGGGTGCGTACTTCGAATTCAACACGACCCTCGCGGTCAACTCGCTCCCGGCCAACGTACAGCCGACCCTGATCATCGCCCAGCGTATTGCCGCCGGCACCGTGGCCGCCCTGGTCCCGACCCGCGTCTACAGCACTGCCGATGCCGCCACCTATTTCGGCCGGGGCTCGCTGGCACACCGCATGGTCATGGCCGCCCTTCGTGCCAATCCCTACATGGACCTGACCGTCTGTGCCCTGGATGATGGAGCTGGTGCAGCTGCTGCCGGCACCGTGACCTTCGCCACCGTACCGACCGGATCCGGCGTCGCTACTCTGTACATCGGCAATGACAGGGTAGAGATTGCCGTCGCTTCCGGTGCCGCTGTCGATGCCCTGGCAACCGCGCTGGCCGCCGCCGTCAATAACCTCTCCGACCTGCCGGTAACAGCCGCCGCCGCCCTGGGTGTCGTTACCCTCACCGCCAAGAACAAAGGCTTGATCGCCAACCAGATCGACGTCGAGGGGAGCATTACCGCCGGGATCGCTACCACGATGGCGGTTGTCACCCTGACCGGCGGCACCATCGACCCCAGCATCCAGACCGCCCTGGATAAAGTGTACGCCAGCCAGTACAGCCTGGTCATCACCCCCTACAATGATGCCACCAGCCTGGCCGCCCTGCGCGATCACCTGGACGCCGTATCCGGCCCGATCGAACAGCGACCCGGAGTCGGTTATTACGGTATCGATACTGCTCTTGCAACGGCGATTACTCTCGGATCCGGGCTAAACAGTAAGGGCCGCGTAGTCGGCGGTCTACTGCGCGGTACCCGCTCGCCCAGTTACGAAATAGCCAGTGCCCTTGCCGGTGCCCGAGTCTCCGAATCGGATCCCGCCAGGCCGCTCAACTACCTGCCGCTCAAGGGCATCGCCGCACCGTCCGAGCCACAGCGCCTGACCCGGCAAGAGCAGGAAAGCGCGCTCGCCAACGGCGTCGCCCCGCTGCAGGTCGGCCCCGGCCAGCAGGTCCAGATCGTCAGGCTGGTCACCACCTACGTCGAAAACGATGCCGGAGTGCCCGACATCAGTCTGCTCGATGTCACCACCATCGACACGCTGGATTACACCCGCAGGGCTATCCGTGAACGCCTGCTGCTCCGTTTCCCCAGGGCCAAGCTCTCCACCAAAACCCCGGCGCGTGTCCGGACAGAGGTACTGGACGTTCTCAATAAACTGGAGCGTCTGGAGATCCTCGAAAACGTTGCGGCCAACCGCTCCGGCGTCATCGTCGAGCGCGACGAGCAGGATCCAAACCGCCTCAATATCCGTATCCCGGCCGACGTGGTCAACGGCCTGCACGTCATTGCCGGTCGCATCGATCTGATTCTTTAATCCGCCTTAAAGGAGGCTTGAATGGAAGCATACATCAGCAAAGTCAGTCTTGAGATTAACGGTGAACTTGAAGAGGACTTCAACGCCTTCACTGAAAAAGAGCGCGTCCTGAAAAAGACCGTCCCCCTGATGAACCGGACCGGTACGCTCAAAGTCACCCCGCGTTACGGCTTCAGCCTCGACTACGTTGTCCCTGCCGACAAAAGCGAGCGCGACTTTGCCGGCATCGAAGACGGCACCGTCACGGTCGACTACGAAAACGGCAAGCGCATCAGCTTCGGCGAGGTCGAGTGCCTCTCCATCGGCGAGTCCAAGTTCGACGGCGACAAGGAAAACGTCAAGACCATCGAGTTCGTTGCCGGCACCAGGACGGAGGAATAAGCCATGGTACAGACCGGCACCTTCCCGAACGGGATCACCAACGACAAGGGCGAACTCTGCCGCGAGTTCATCCTCCAGGAGCGCACCTTCCGCCATACCCTGGAGCTGGCCAACGATCCGGCCATAAAAAAAGAGCTGCTCGGCGCGCCCGCTTATTACGACGCGGCCATTATTTCCAAACGCCTGGCAGTCGCCGGTCTCGACAAGGTTACTCCGGACATGGTCCTGGATCTGGACGGCGATGACGGCGATACCCTGGCTGGCGCCATGATGGGCCTGGACAAGCGGAGGGATGATTTTCGAAAAGAACAACAAGCCGCTGCGAAAACAGCTGCTGGCCCTGATCAAACTGGGAGTCCCCTGGACTGAAGCGCTTGATATGCCGCTATCTGAGGGCGACAGCCTGCTGCTTAATTACAACGATATTGTCAACCCAAAACCGCAGGTTCAAAAGGTACGCAAGAAGAAAGCTTGACATCTTCCCGCCATTTTGGCATACAGTGCAAATACCGCATCAAGCCCCTTTCCATAACCGGATCGGGGCTTTTTTATTTGAAGCCCTTCAAATAGAAATCCCCTTCCCCCCCAAGTACTATTCCCCATCATGGCTGATATGAAACTCTATATAGAGCTGCTTGCTCGTTCCACCGGTTTGAAGCGTGAGCTACGCGATTCCGAAACCGGCTTCCGTCGTTTTGGCTCCGTGGCCCAGGGCGAGATGGCGAGGATCAGGCAGGCTGCCGGATCGCTCCAGGGCAAACTGGCGGGCCTCGGCCTCACCATCGGAGCCGTGCAGCAATTAAGTCTTTCCGCCAATCTGGACAAAGGGCTTATCCAAATCAAACAGACCGCCGGAGAAGCTGGCGACTCCGTCAAGGGACTGCGCAAAGAGTTCTTCGACATGTCTCGCGATACCGGCCGTGATGTTGATAAAATAAAGACCGGGTTCGATTCCCTGATCCAGTCCGGGCAGAGCTGGAAGTCGGCGCTTGAATCTACGCGTGGCATTAACATCGCCAGTGCTGTCAGCGGTGCTAACGAGTCCGTGTTAGCAAAGGGCCTTACTGTTGGAGCTGAACAGTTCAACTTTGATTTGGAAAAACCGGGGCAGGCATTGGTTTTGTTGGACAAAATGACCGTTGCCGGGCGTTTGGGTAGCGCCGAAGTAGAAAACCTATCCGGCATATTTGCCCGAGTTGGAGCCAACGCTGCCGAGGCGCAGTTCGGTTTTGATAAAACCCTGGCCTTCATTGAAACTTTGTCGAAAGTCGAAAAAGAGCCGGAACGCCTTGCTACACTCGCCGACTCTACCCTGCGTGTATTTACCAACCTCCGCTATATGGCCGCCGCCCAAAAAGGGACGGGAATTAAGTTCTTTGACGATAAGGGTGGACGCCGAGATCCGGTCGAAGTTCTTAAAGATATAAGCAAGCGTTACAAGGCGCTTAAAACTGATCAGGAACGGGCTGTATTCATGGAGCGTGCTTTAGGCAAGGCGGATCTCGATACCCAAAAGGGTATGCGCACCCTGCTTAAAGGCAATGCTTTAAATAATATGGAAAAATTTACCGCCTCGATCGGAGACGCCGGTGGCACTCTGCAGAGGGATCTCCCCGAAGCGGTCAGCAACGCCGTCGACCAGGCAGGCCGCCTCAAGTCCGTTTTGCGTAAAGCTGCTGATGACTTCGTCCAGCCAATCAACAAAACAATCGCCGACTGGACTCAGTTCATGCTGGACAAAAAAGAAAACGGCGGGCTGGAACTGAGCGGCAAACAAATTGTAGGTGGTACTGCTGCTATTGTTACAGGCACATACCTTGCGGCCAGAGCCGGGAATGCTGTCCTTGGCGAATGGACAAAAAAGAAAATGGGTAGTTTTGGGATGTCAACCGCCATCGGCGTCGCTGAAGGGAAAGCGCTGCAGGCCGCGACTGGCGTTACTCCCGTCTTCGTAACAAATTGGCCGGGATCCGGTTTGCCCGGATCGGGCCTTCCAATGCCTGGAAACCCTACTGGCAAAGCGGGCATTAATTTTGGGAAATATCTGGTTCCTGCCGCAATGTACTCTCTCCCTGTGGCTGTAGCTGCTGCACCATTTATATCGTCGTATATTGGAGAACGCGCTAGGGAAAACGGCTGGGGTACCCAGACCTTTGGACGTGGTTCCAAAGAGTACGATGTAATGGGAATTGGTGGACGGAACCAACAATTTAAAAACGAATTCAAGATTGATGTCCACTTTGACGAAATGGGCAAGGCATTTACAAAGGTCAACAGCATGAACACCAGCGTCAAAACTGGCGGCAACCGCGGCGACTTTTTCAGCGCCCTCACCTCGACGGAGGCGATGTAATGGGTCTTTACGCCGCTCAACTGGATAATATTTGGCTTGAAATAGAGACCCTCGACGATCAATTCGAGAGTGCGATCTCCCGGCACGAATTCCCGTTCAAGGATGGTGCCCTGCTGGAAAACATGGGCCAGAAAGCCCGTACCGTTGCCATTCGCTGTTACTTCTGGGATGACGGCAAGCACCAGACCTATGACGATCATGTCAAGCTGATTAACCACCTGAAGGAAAAGAATCTCTTCGAGCTGATTCACCCCATGTACGGCAGCATGTTCGGCATGATCGAGCGGGTGGGTGTCCGAGCCGACGACCGCCAGATGACCGCCGAGGTCGACATCACCTTTGTCGAAAACCTACGGGAAGATATTTCGGAGTTTCGTTATGAAGACGTAGTGGTTGCCGCCGATCAGGCCGTGGTCGACACCCAGGACGAACAGATGAACCAGTTTGAAGATGAACTGCAGGACGAGCTGGGGGCCGAAGCCACCGCCATCAACAATGTCGAGCTGGACCCGGAACAGGGGATATTGGAGCAGTTCAGCGGCATCAGCCAAAAGGCCCGCGCCGTTGTGAAACAAATAGACGCCGCCGTGGCCGCCTTTGAAAGCACGTTAAATGATGTCACCCAGCCGGTCAATTCGCTGATCGCCACGGTCAACTACGGCACCAAGCTGCCGGGGCGGGTGATCGGTTCGATCGCCAAAATGGTCGATCGCTATGTCACCCTGTACAAAACCGTGACGGGCGCGCCCAGCCGTTTTATGCGCAACCTGCGCAGCGCCATCAACAACCTGATCTCTACCCTGCCGCTCTCCAGCCGCATGCGCAAGCATCTCCTTGTCGCCGTATCCACCCAGGGTGCCCATGCCGTGGCACAATATTACGCCACCGACGAAACCCAGCGCCAGATCCTGCGCCGGCTGGAAAAACAATCCACGTTCGACGTCACCGGGCGCTATCTCAACCCGCCGATTGCCGAGCCGGTTTACACGGTCAACGAGCTGGAAGCATCTGTGCTGATCAGCCGTGAAATGCTCCAGGAAGCCATTGATAGCGACGGCGGCCGGAGTATCTCCAGCCTGAAGGTCATGGCCCGAGTCCTGGTCGACCACATCAGCAACATCAAACTGGAGCGCGAAAAGATCATCACAATCGATCTGGACAACCCGATGCCGCTGCACCTCGTTTGCCTGCGCTATGGCCTCGATTACCACTACGCCGAGCGCCTCGTCGCCATCAACAGCATCCCCCGTCCGAACTTCACCGGCGGATCCCTGCAGATCTACATCAGCGGAGGTGGCAACGTATGAGCGACGTCGTCACCCTCCAGATCGGCAGTCAGCGGATAGAGAATTTTGTCAGCTATGACATCGAGGCCGATCTCTACCAGGCAGCCGACACGTTCAAGCTGGAGCTGGCCAATCCGGAAGCGCCGGTCAAGGCCGGTATGGAATGCAAACTGTACATTAACGGCCAGCTGGAGCTGACCGGCCTGATAGATAAGACCAGCAAAAAGGGCGACAAGAACGGCCGCACCCTGTCAGTCGAAGGGCGCGACCTCATGGGGATCCTGGTGGACAGCCACGCCGAGCAGTTCGTCACGGTCCAGGGCAAAACCGTCAAGCAGCTGGCCGAAATGCTGCTGCCAACCGTACCGTTCATCCAGCGCAGCCAGATCATTTACCAGGAGAATGTGGTCGGCAAGCTCAAGGGCAAACGTAAAGCCGCGGATTCACCCCTGACCGCATTCCTGGACACGCCCCAGAAGTTCAGCCAGATCGAGCCGGGCATGTCGGTCTTCGAAGTGCTGGCCGTTTATGCCGCCAGCCGTGGCCTGATGTTCTTCGCGCTCCCGGACGGCACGCTGGTCTTCGGCCGCCCGAAGGTCACCGGTACTCCGCTGTTCAGCGTAACCAACCGCCTGGACGGCCAGGGGAACAATGTTGAAAGCTGGGACGAAACCAACGACATCTCCCGGCGCTACTCCAAAATCACCGTCATCTCCCAGGTCCAGGGAGCAAACGATTTCGGCATGGTCGCCGGTAACGTCAACGTCAAAAAAAGCATTACGGATCCCGACTTCCCGTTCTACAAACCGCAGGTGGTCAAGATCAATAACGACAGCCAGACGCCGGAACTGTATGGGCGCATGCTGTTGGAAAAGCAGAAGCACGACGGCTACAGCCTGGCCTATACCGCGCCACTGCACAGCCAGCTCGGCAAGAACTGGACGATCAATGAACTCTGCACCGTCGACGACGAAATACTGGAGGTCAAGCGCACACTGCTGGTTTCCAGCCGGCGTTTTCGTAAAACCAAGCAGGGCAGCTGGACCGATATCAAACTCGGCCCTCCCGGACTGGTGGCCGCCCCGTGATGGCTTTTATCGGTTTTATATTGGATACCCTCGCCCCTTGGGAGAGGAATAGGGTGAGGGCTATATGATTCGCGGCGTAGTTAAAAGTGTCCTTGAAGGGGTCATTAAGCGCTTCAGCGCCTCCGGCCGCTCCGACGAGACTATTACCGACCGCGAGTATTTCCAGCATTACGGCTACACCTCCCGCCCAAAGGCTGGAGCCGAGATCATCATCATCCGCGAGGGTGGCCACTTCGTCGCCGTTGCCTCCGATGACCGCCGCTACCGCATCTCCCTAGAAGAGGGCGAGGTAGCCCTGTACGACGACCTGGGGCAAAAGGTACATCTGACCCGCAGCGGCATCAATGTGACGAGCCCTTTGAAAATCACCGCCACTGCTCCGAATGTGGACATCGTCGCCAGCGTCCAGGTCAGCATCACCAGTCCGCTGGTGCAGATCTCCGACAATGTCACCATCGGCGGCACCCTCGAAGTCACCGGCGAAGTTACCGGCCTGGCCAGTATCACAGCAGCGGTCAACGTGTCCGATGCCGGAGGAGCTAAAACCATGTCCGGCATGCGGCAAACCTTCGACAATCATACCCATGCGCATCCGGCTGATGGCGTGACTATCCCGGCACCAACGGGGAAAATGTAAATGGACTTTCAACTTGCCTACAATAACCAGACCGGCGCCATCGACCAGACCTTCAACCAGGCTGCCGATATTCTGAACAATATCATCATCACCCTGGGCATCAAAAAAGGATCCTGGTGGCACGACCCGCAGTTCGGCGTAACTGATCGCCCCCGGCTCAAGATAACCCCGGCCACTGCCCGCCTGATCCAGCAGGATGTTGAGCAGGCACTGCAATGGATTATCGATGCCGGTCGCGCCACCAACATCACGGTTGAAACATGGCGCGACGAGAACAACCGGCACCGCCTGAACGTCCTGGTCACCGCCACTCAAGCCGATGGCCGCACCGTAACCTA